CATGGCATAGGCTTGGTCAACCTCGCCGCCGTCCGCGAAGTAATGCCCGACATGGCTCCTGTCACCGCCCTCGCCGTGCTGGTAGCTGGCGACGTGCCCCATCTCGTGAGCCAGCGCCGAAACGCTAACCAGCCCGCCGTATTGACCAGGCCAGTAGTCCGACAGGACGATTTGCCTGTCGTGCAGCGTGATGCCCTGGAGGCACCAGCCGTATTGCTTCAGCTCGAACGCATGACCATCTCCGCAGTCGAGGGCAGCACCGCCGTACCAGTAGACCTCTGGCGCAGACGTTAGCCCGTAAAAGCCGGAGAGGACCGAGACGGCCTGCTCCGTGTTCGCCGGCCCATCTACGACCTTGGATGGGTCAACTTCGACGTCGTAATCGGCAGCGTCACCGCCGCACGATGCGACCGCCAGCGCAAGGGCGACAAAACCCACCCAGGCTTTCATGGCTGCACCTTCACCAGCGAGACAGCGCTAAACCGGACGTCGTGAAGCTTTCCTTCGTGAAACCACCTACACGTGATAGGCCCTCTCCGTCGCAATTCGGCGCATACTGGATCCGCGCCCCTTCCAATTTCATCGTTGAGTGTCCCATCCGGCTCGAATACGTCAACGACTGTCATCTGCGGGCCTCCAGACTTCAGGGCCACGACGTCGCCAACCGAGAACTCAGGCGCACTCTCGTTCATTGGTCCGCTCCAAACCTGCTCCCTGGTTAGCGCAGGGCAGGCGCCGGGAGCGCCAGCGCCGCCACGGGTTCATGAGGCCCGCAGCTTGCCCTGCCAGCAAACGCTACCCCGTCAAGTACATGCCCGTCAAGTACACGATTGTCACCAATTGTAATTTCTTCGCTGACCCACTGGAACCTGACGCGCCGCACGTGATAACCCGTTAGGGCTACTTGTCTAACAGAGGCGACCGCCAGAAGGCCATCCGGATCCGGAGGAAGCGAACTTGGCTCAGGCTCGGCCCTCGAACCAGCGCACCGGCCGCCGAATCATCGTTTCGGACGCCGTCAGTGCTCGAGCTCCTCGCGTCGACCGACGGCCTCCACCTGTGCCGGCTCGGCCTGCATCGGAGCCACCTCGAGTAGCGTGGTCCGTCTTCGCCGTTGAGCCTGACGGCAAGTACCGGCGCGTCGAGACCGGGCACACGGCTCAGAAGGCCCTCGACAGAGCACGCCAACTCTGGGCCGCCGAACAAGACCGCGATGGCCCGCTCGCCTACGCCGCCGGCCTGTGGCGACCGTCAACTGAGCTAGCCGAGCAGGAGGTCCGCGAGGTCAACCGCTGGATCCTAGACGGTCGACCGAAACCGTGGGACTACGACTGACCTGTCAAGTACACGGCAGTTGGGGGAATTTTGGAATGGGGAGGGGTATAGGGGATTTTTCTCCCTCGGCTTTTGGGGGAGGGGGTGGGGGTCATCGGACGGCGACCACCGCCAGCCGCTGTGTAGCGAACCGCCACAGTCCTGTAGCGTTACGCCACACTGAACGCCGTGCCTTGACAGAAACGCTCGTATCTAACCCTTTCGCGCCTTCTCTTCGGCGATGACCCGCGCGAGTATCGCAGCCTGCCAACTACGCGCAGTTACGCCGCTCTTGCGCGCAATGGCCAGCAGTTCCTCGGCGTTCTGGATCTTCGCCGTAGCACGACGCTGGGCACGGGCTAGGCGCTTGGCAGACAGCTTGGCGAGGCGCCTCGGCTCCATATTGAGCACGGCGTCGACCCGCATCTCGAACTCCCCATTGCCAGCCAGTCGGTCCTTGGACTGTGGCAAAATGCCCCACTCCGATCAATCGATGGGGCAGAATGCGTCACTGGTGTTGCAAAACGCCCCAGTCACCGCGTTCTGCCGCCGTGAAGCACCTCGGCCACGTACCAGTTAGGCCGGTTGTCATTGACGCTCTCGCCGATGACGATGTGGTCGCCTGCGTAAGTGTGCAAGCGACCTACCTTGAGGCTTCCGTGCGAGCCAGAATCAGTGGCGCCTATGTACAGGTGGCCCTTGGCAGACGTAGCGACCGGCAGGTCTGGCAGCGTCAGTAGCAGTTTCGCGAGCTCGTGTGTGGTCATCGTTTCCTCCCTTGCTATCGTAGTCCCTCGCGTCATGTGCGGCCGATCGTGGGCTCGTCGCTGGCTGGCGCCGTGGTCGGCCCTGGAAACGCGTAGGCCTTGCCAGCCGCGACGCGAGTGTGGCCCTGCTTGAGTCTGACTTGGCGTCGGTATCTCACGGACGCCCCGCAATCTCCCAGCACACCTCGGCGCACTTCCCGAGATGGCCTGGCCGCAGGTTGCAGGTACCGACGACCGTGCCGTCAGGCAGTTTGAGCGGCGCGCCGCACGTCGGCTCGGGTGTCATTCGCTGTCCTCGTCATCGTACGGCGCGCAGTCGATCGAATACTGCGGCAGTGGCTCTGTGCGATACGCGCCATTCGACTCAAGCCCCGGCTCCAGCCATTCCCATGTGTCGAGCCCTTTGGGAGGGCCGAAGTCTAGACGAGGCTTTTCGTCTGACTCGCGCAGGTCGTTGTATTGGTACTCGCCGCCGCCGTCGAGGAGCCATCCAAGGAAGTCGTGCCGGTCCTCGTCGGTCTCGAAGTTCAGTGTCAGTTTGAAACTCATCGTCGCCTCCTATCGCTCCCTGTTCGCCTGTACCATCGCCAAGAACGCGCGCCTGTTGCGCCGCCTACCGATGACCAGCTCGAGCCGGTCCTTGCAGTCCTGGCACGTCACGTTACCGATGGCCCGCACGTACGGCAGCAGTGCGCCGCGCTGGCCGCACATGGCGACGTCGATGTCCGGGCCGTTGCGGTAGTGGCGCGGGCCGGGAAGTGGGGCGGTCACCGGAACCGCCTATCGGTCATGAGGAGCGATTCGAGGATTGAGGCTGCCTTGTTCATCGTGTTGAGCACGTCCTCCTCGACCCATGCCCATTTCGACCAGCCAGCGTAGCCAGTCATCGGTAGCGCAAGGTCGCGGCACCATTCGGTCGCCGCAACGATCTCCCGCCTGTCCTTCGCAGTCAGCCGGCCGTAGTCGATGCTCATCGTTTCCTCCTATCGCGTTCCCATCTGCCGTCACCGCCGCGCACCCACGGACCGAACTCGCGTGCCAGTGCCAACTTCTCGCTACTCAAGGCCATGGCCAGTCGCGCCAGTGCGTGCCAGTTCATCGACGCTCGTCACCAGCTTCCACGGGTCGCGCGCCATGACTGGCCCTCCTCGGTCGGCTTCGCTTTGAAATACTTTGAGTCATCCGTGCGCGGCCACGAAAACCCGCAGCCGCATCCGTGCTCCCCGTAGCAGTGACCGACCCACGTCTCCTTCGGGCCGGTGCAACCTGACGTCCCCCACTGCGTAAATGCGTCACACTTCGGACAGAAGAAATCGCCGTCGTCACCGTTTGCGATCTTCGGTCCAGCATGCAGCGGACGGCGGCAGTTCCAGCACTCGCGCGCATCGTTGACGTTGCCGTAATTGCAGGCGGCGCACGTCCACCAGCCAGCCGACTTGTGCCACAACTTGCTGGTCCATCCGGTGCTCGCCGGCTCCGCCTCCCCCGCCAGCCCGTCGAGCGCCAGGCGTTCGATGTAGTTCAAGGTCAACGCTCGCTCTGGGTCGTAAGCCGTGCGTGCTTCCCGTACATCCGCGAGCAACCGGCGAAGTGCGTCCGCGGCGGTCATGGCGCTGCCTTCGTCCACCTAGTGACGTCATCGGCAATGGCCGTCAGTGCTGCGGCTTCTCGCGTCCCAGAAACAGAGACCATGATGCGACAGTGATTCGCGACCATCTCGAACGCCTCTTCCCGCGCGCGACGGACAAGCTCGTCGATCATGCAATTACACGGCTCGTGGTGCTCGCACTCGCGGCACATCTTGCACCCCGGGTCGTCGCAGTCGACGTCGTCATCGCCGACGTGCCCCAGCAACTCCAGCGCAGTCTTGAGCTTCACTTCGTCCTCGCTTTCATCTGTGCGTCGCGACACTTCCATGGCCTGAAGACCTTGCGCTTCTGTGGCTGTATGACCGACAGACAAAACAGTGAGCAGAATGCGCGATCCGGTACTACCAAGCGGCCTTCCTTGTCTCTGAATCCGAATCCGTGGTCGCGGCGCAAGTATTTGCACCCGTCGCACGTCTCCTGGTTAGTTGGATTGATTTCGATCGCGACCCGAAGTCTCGATCTCCTCACTTCGTCCTTGCTTTCTTCGGCGCGCGAGTTGCGGCGTCGATGGCTCGCAGGGCGTTTGTCTCGATCATTCCGAGCTGGTGATAGATGTCGACAAGGTGCGGCGCGATCAGCCGGCGAATCCGCCGCCGCTCGGCACGAATTGCCGAATCAATCGCAAGGTCTTGCAGTGCCGTTGCGACGTCTGCGTCCTCCAGTTTCACCGCCGCCTGCGCGACCTTGCGCAACGCCAGCAGTTCGGCATGCATGTTCATGAAGCGGCGCCACTCTGACTCGCCAGCGTTGGAAGCGACCGCAACCAGCTTCTTCAAGTCCTCGTCCGTCACGCGCCTCATCGCTCCAGCTCCTCGAAGTCCGGCATGTTGTCGTAGTCGGCACCGTCGAGCGCGAGGCTTTCGGCGATTTCTCGCCAGTTTAGATTGCAGTCTGCGCAGTTGTCCGAATGGCCGTCGAACACCCATTTCGTTGAGTCGAAGCGACCGATGTGTCCGAAGCCGTCTGGGTGCGTGCGGCGTTCCATGAACAGCCGCCGCTCGTCGTCGGTCGGTGGAATCCACTCCACAAACGCCTCGCTCCATTGGTTGCCGCACATCACATGAATTCCATGTTCCCCGAAGATGCACCTGACGCCTTTCCCGACGGCGCTTATCTTGAATCGACCATTTGGATAAGGTGCGTACACCAACCGAACCTGCATGCCGACGCGCGGCTGGATGTCCTTCGATGATTTCATTTCCGCACACTCCTCGTCGAATTCCATTGGCCTGCCCATGAACGCCTCGGCCCGTGCCTGGCGTTCTCGCCTCACGTTCGGATCTGCCCACAGCACGCGTTGGTTCGCCATCACGGGTACCTCTCGGTTCCGACGGCACTGAAGTCAGGCCCAGTGTCGTCAAAGAAGGCCATCAAGTCGCCGCGCCACCGCACCTGTTTGACGATTCCAGTCTCGCCGTTGCGGTGCTTGGCGATGATGATTTGCGTGTCAGCGCCCTGAATCCAGGGGAACAGCACGATATCGGCGTCTTGCTCGATGGCCCCCGAGTCGCGCAGGTCCGACAACACCGGCATGCGCGGCACCCCGCCGGTGACGTTCTGGCGATTCAACTGCGCCACGAGAATCAACGGGCACTTCAGGTCCCCTGCGAGGACCTTGAAGGCGCGGGACATGGCGGCCACCTCGAGCTGCCGGTTCTCGGCGCGACCGTCCGACCGCACGAGCCCGAGGTAGTCGACCACAAGCAGAGCCAGGCCGCCGCGGGCGTACCGCGACCGCCACCGGCGTGCCTCGGCGGCGATGCGACCGACGGACAACTTGCGGTCGTCGACCCACAACGGGATGCCGCGAATCTGCCGGTCGGCCTTGTGGATCTTGTCCCACTTAGCCAGGTCCACGTCGCCGTTCGTGATGCCAGGGACCTCGCCGACGAACGTCAGCGCCCGCTCGATGAGCTCCTGGCGCGACATCTCGAGCGAGCAGCACAGCGACGGCACCCC